TTCATTCTCTTAGCTATGTTGTTGTTAGCATAGTTCATTGCTTGGTGGGTTTCAGTTCTAGCAATAACTCTTGCTCTTTTCCTTGAAAATGCAGATGACTTTTCTAATCTTTTTGCAGTATCTTCTGTGCCTAGACCATCATTTAAAGAACTTACAATACTTGCCTCTACTAGTTTCTTGGTAGTTTGAGTGACTTGAGTTACATTTTCACCAATAGTAGCTCCATATAGCTCCAATGCCTCTTCATCTGTAGCCTTGAGTTCTCTCATTTTCTCAGTCATCTCTTTAGAGTTGTCAAATACTTGTTTAACATTCCTAGTAAATACTTTGTGTAGTTTAGTTGCTAGTGCTAGGTAAAATGAATCAGTTATAATCTCATTCTGAGCATATCTTTTACTGGCTAATATTCTTTGCTGTTTAAATAACTTATCTAAGGTTCTCGTGAGATTACCACTTAATTTAGCATATAATCTAAGTGATTCTCTGTAATACTTGCGCTTATCTATCTTTACTTTAGCCATTCTAATGTTTCATTTAGGAGTTCAGTTTGAGTGCCAAATTGCTCAGTAAACCATATAGGGTTTAGATGATAGGACTCGTTAGAGGTTCTATGATGATGTGGACAGAGTGGAATCACGTTCCAGTTACTTGATCGTTTTCCCATAGCTCCACTTGGAATATGATGTATTTCTGCTGGTGTATCAGGATAACCCAACCTCTTAGCACAAACGATACAACCTAGATCGGCTACTTTTTTTAGGTGTTCTCTTTCAGGTTTCTTCATCACTCATCTCAATATACCAAAAATCCTCTACACAGGACTTGAGTATAACAGATATCCCACCTACACCTGATTCTTTTGAAACTGCATTTGCTACTTTATATGATTTTTTATCTTCTCTTATTAACCAACCAATAGTCCTGCAAACCTCATAGGTGCAAGAGTCAACATCATCTTCCCATTCTGCTGATGCTGTGTGATCTTCCCAATCTATCATTACCAAAGGATATTTTTCTAACATTACTAATCATACCTTATATTTCTTGCCTCTAAAATAAGCAGTTCTAAATAAGTTGTTAACCTGAACTAACTCAGGGTGTATGGTCTTTTCTACTGGGTCAATCATAATTACAGCAAACCCATTGTTCCAGTCGTTTGCGATATTATCCTCTAAATAAGGGTGATAACTTTCTGATAAATGACCAGTCTGTACTGCCATTGAGCTAGTTGTATAAGTATTAAATGTTCTTTGGTTTAATTGATGAGTATGTCCTGTAATTAAGTTTAATCCTGATCTCATAGCGTTTTGATAAGCAGTATGTATACCACCTCTCATTCTATGCTTAATCATAACAGTATCATCTACTAAATGACTCATAGCCCAATCCCAGTCAGGAAATAAGTTTTGCATTTTAAATCCCTCAAAATCTTCAAACTGTCTGCCCCACATAGACACAAACTTAGAAAGTCTAGTTTCATGATTACCAAATGTGGCTAATTGCTTAATAGGATATTTAGCGCCATTAATTATCTTTTGAATTTTGTTTAGTTGACCTTGACTGTCTAATATTTCTTGCTGAACAGTTCTTTCTTTAGGTCTTATATCTAGAGTATATTTAGCAAATGTAGATAAAATAGATAAGTCCATAATATCACCATTGGCAACTACACATTTAAGTTGTCTAGTTTTTACTAAATCTTTTAAAACTTTTAACATGATTTGATAAGATGCTGTTTCATGACCCTCGAAATGAGCATCAGAAAATACTAACATTGCATAGGGTGTATCATTGTTAATGCTAATTTGGTTAGTTAATGGTGGCAGGTTCTGTCTTTCTATTCTTGTAACTTGATTGTGTTTGTTATCATGTGGTACTAGCTGTATTCCTGTCATTTCTTCAGCTTGTTTTCTATAAAACGACATAGTTCCACTATCTGTCGCTTTTCCTAAATACTGAAAAACATCTTTTTGACATTTCATCTGTGGTAAGTTCCATGCTCTTACAATATCTTGTGCAAACTGCATAGAAATAGTTGATCTATTTGTACTTGGCATACAACACTCCTTTTTATTATAACTTTCTTAAAGTTTTAAACCTGTGTCCGACTATTGTATCTGTTGGCTCATCTCCACGATAAACCTTAATTAAACACGCTGGATTATCTTCTGTGGCATTTAGAGTAAAGTCTGTTTTAGGAACAGATAATTTACCTGACCTAACAATTCTTGTTATTTTACCTTTGGCTCTGCCACCTGAACTATCCCATGAAACCATATCACCTACTTTTAAAGAATCTGATTCTGCTTTACCCTCTCTTTCTCTCATTATTTGATTTCTTTTCTTGGTAGACCAGCTAAATCCTGCATCTCCACCCCATAACGACCATGCAATTCTACCTGCTGATGGATAGCCTTTCTCTCCTTGACTAAATCCTTGTCCTTGTTTATCCACTTCATGTCTTGAAAAGAAACTATACATTCTTAAAATAGTATCTACTGATAACGATTCCTTGTTAACCAGTTGATTAGCTCGTGCAACACCTACTGATGTTCCACCTCTGTTAAACTCTTTTCTCCAATTTAAGCCTCTCTGAGCCTCTGATGCCATGCTATCAGTTGGTTTTGTATCAATATCACTTAATGCTTTTCCATCTGCCAGTAATGACTCATATTCTCTGTGAGTCTTGCAAGGCATATAAACTGTTCTGCCATCTTTATCATGTGAATGTATACCCTCACAACCAATCTCTTCTGCTCGTTCTTCTGCCTCTTCTTCTGTGGTAAAAGTATCTACATCTACTGTTGCCTTAGTTCCATAGGCTAGATCATAAAGTTTCTCATTATCATCATCTTCCATTGGTGTAGCGTCATCTTTCTCACCTATTGGAAATAGGTTAGATTGTATATATAACTCATCTGCGCCATCAATAGGTTCTAGTCCTAGTTTTTCCCTAGCCTCATTTCTAGTGATAATACCTGCTGTTACTGCCTGACTTACATTCAAATAGACTTGTTTGGTCTTTTCTGCCATAGCAGGAATACTATCTAAATCATATTTTATGTGGATATCCTCGTTATACAATGGTGCTAAAAACTCATTTAGATCAGACTCTACTCTTGTTAGTAAAGGTATTATGGTTTCTTCATACATACCTAGTTTAGCTGTTTCCATGTTGCTGTATGTATTAGCCTCAGGTATACCGAGCATCTGAGCTGGAACACCAAACGCTAGTGCTATCTCTCTTGCAGATAGGTTTAACAGTTCTAAAAAGTCCATGTCTTTAGGGTTTAGTCCTAATTGCTTATATTCAAAGTTACCCTCTAGTAACATTGGTCTGCCTGAGTTATGAGAGCCTTGAAATCTAAATTCTAAGTCCTCTAAAAGTCTTGCTCGTTGGTCATCTGTTAGTGATGCACTAGCTCCAGTTTCATCTGTTGGCTCAAACTTCAACATACCACTTGGCGTACAACCATTCTTGAGTAACGCCACATTATGCAGTCCAGCTAAGTTATGCTGGTCTATATTGTAGGCACTAGCCATTAAAGGTGATAAACCATAGTAATCATCTAATGGCGACCATAGTTTAATCTGTTTTATTTGTGATTGACCTGTTGTTTGGTCGACTGGGTATGAGTTAGTAACCATTCCATTAATAATATAATCATATTGAGCAGGAATAATACTCGTACTGGATTTAATCTCCATACGATCTGGTCTTAATAAATATAATTCTTTGGGTGCAGTCAATAATTCAGAATCTCTAAGTAAATAAGAGTTTCCTGATATTAGTAGATAAGAATATAAAGATGCAAAGTATTCGACTCCACTCTGTAAAGGATTAGGTCTTTGTAACAAAGATAACAACTCATGAGATTCTAACTTTTCATCACCTTGATATACACATAATTTAACAGCACTTGCTGAGTCTGATATTAGCCTCACACATCTGTGAACTATTGCATTGTCTTGATATCCCTCTTTAGCATAGGATTTATAAGTTTTGTTAGACTTGCCTGAATAGGCATCTAACTTATTTATCATTATTTTTGGAGCATTTTTTCTACTCATTTTTTCTTTTTTAAAAATATCAAATAATCCCATGTAGTCCTCAACTAATTCTAAATACTGCTTTACCAGTATTTTGTAAAGATGATAACGCCCAAACTAAGGCATCAATTCTATCATCATGTTGTGATTTTACACTAATCCCTGTGAATTGGCACATCTGTTCTTCTAATTCTTTGAATACGTGCATATGATGTACTCTACCTTGCTCATAAAGTGCTGATATAGGTTCTGCTCTTACCATCTTGCCTCTACTTGCTCTAACGCTTGTGTAGGGTATTGTTTCATCTTGTGTGCGCAAAAGTCTTTCAATTAGATCACCACCATTATTAACCTCTGCTACTATCCTATCGCACTCATATCTTTTATACAAATCTATAGCTGTTTTGACCCATATATCAGGACTGGATATCTGACTTGAATCATTAAGAATGTAAAAATGATTATTCTCATCTCTACCTGCAACTATTATTCCAGTTTCATCTGAGTCTTTGTTGCTGGTTACAGCAGGGTCAATAGCAACTACTATTCTTTGTAGTGTTGGGTGGGTGTTTAGTCTTGTTTGTTCTATATCTTTGTAATTAAATAATGCTCCCTCTACGTCTTCAAGAATCTCACCATAGATTTCTTGTTTTCCGATACGAGTACCCTCATATCTGTCTTTAAACATTTGAACAGTTGACTGCGCTAAGTTGTCTACATTCTCAAAGGTAGAGCCTCTAATCACCTCGACATCATCTCTTTTTGCAAGTTCTCTTATGAGTGGTATAGGTCTTGGTGTAGTGGTTATTATGCACTTAGGGTTATCTCCTATTCTAAGCGCCATTATTAAGTTATCAAACGCCTCTCTGTAATTCCAAGATGCTAACTCATCACACCATGCCCTTGATATGTTTAGTCCTCTGAGCCGATCATAGGACTCAGCAGGTACACCAACAATCGTTGAGCCATTGTAAAAGGTTATGGTGCTGTCTGACTTGTTATAGCCTTTATCTGATAAGAGTTCGGGTGGAATAATCTTTATTAGTCCAGACTCACCTGCAAATACTACTCTTTTTAAATCACCATAGGTTGGCGCTACTACTGCTGTAGTTACACCAGCATTTAGTAAACAATACTCGATTAGATCATAAGCGCCACTTAGTGTTTTGCCAAATCCTCTTCCTGCAATTATTAGATGTATATTGTACTTAGGGTTTTGTGAGATAATCTGCTTATCTCTTGCTTTATCCCACCATTCAGTGAGTAAGTTTATCGCTATCTGATTCTGAGAGCCTATGATCTCGAATTCTTTGTGCCAGTTCTTTGAACCTCTCGTTTTCTTCTGTAGCATCTTTAACCTCTATGGTCTGTGTTTCTTTCCAGTGAGCTTGAGTCTTTAGCCAAAATATACTCGCTGTTACTGCCTCTCTGCCCTCACCAGTAGCCATCCTAAATAGATTTTGAGCAACCTTAGTATTAGCCTCTGCTTTTCCTAAATTAAGTTCATCTTGATAGTATTTATAAAGGGTGGGTTTACTAATCTTGAGTACAGAACATATCTGATCGTGGGTTATACCTAAACCCGATAACATAGTTACCATATCTGACTTCTCTGTATCTTTATTTACTATTTTAGGCATATATCCTTTTTATACAGTAAATAAAAAAAAAGAGCAACCACATGGCTACTCTTTATTTATTACTTAATTATCAAAAAAACTATACTCCAATATTTCTTTTATTAAATTTGGGGGTATAGCTCCTCTCAACATTGCATTTTTAATCCCCTGTGTTCCTGTCTTAGCTCCTCTAGGAGCAGATTCGTGGCAAGACATTCCATTCTTACAACTTTTTGCAACCATTTGCCAATTAGAATTGTTTGACCAAATATCAGTTGGTTTCATATTTTTAAATCCATATTGACAGTAAGTTACAGTAGTATATGGATAAGGAATTAAATCAAGTTTTCTCAACATGGCTCTAGGGTTTTCAATATAAAAGTATTTAGGGTTTATTTCTTCTATAATTTTTACAGTTTTCTTAACCATATCCATAGCCTTAACTGTATTTTCATTTTTAGGAACTCTATTAGGATTCCAATGTGTAGAGAAACTGGCTACACTAAATTTCTGACAAGGTGGACTTGCCCATATAATGT